GTTGAGAGACGAAGCTGGACGAGCACCAACCGCGACCGTTTTCGCGACGGTCATCGCCAGTGAACCGTTGAGAGACGAAGCTGGGCTAAAGGAAATCAAACTCGCGGCAGACAACAAAACCGCCGCAGCAAGCGATGAAGACGGAGAGAATGTGATGTAATTCAAAAGCGCGACGTTGATAGTTACTCCGTTTGCTGTTGCGCTGGCCGTGAGCGTCATCGTTACCGACGTATTAGCAACAAAGGACAAAACCCGCGCTCCTGCCTGTATCCCCGAACCTGACAACGCCTGATTGAGGACGATTCCCGCAGTGCTTGGCACTGTGAGAATCGTAGCGTTTCCGCTGGTTGTGTCGCCGGTGATGGTGAACATGATCGGAGATTACTGGAGGGTCACAACGACTCCGCCGGAGGCGAGGTCAGCCGTATCGGCGGCGGCGACCACCACGGAGCTATTGAGCGGGCCGCTGACAAGCAGGTTGCCCGCCGACACGCTATCCCAAATGCCGTAGTGGGTGAGCGTTCCGCCGGTCGCCGCCCCTGCCCCGGCGAAGGTTTCCGTGGTGGCGTTGGGGCAGGTTCCCGCTCCGAGCGTCGTCGCGGTGAACGCGGCTAGCTGGCGGGTGTAGTTCGCATCCGTCCAAGCGGTCGGAATCTCTCCCGCGATCGCAGTTCCAAGACCGAGATAAACCCCAGCCGGAGAAGTGAACGCCGTCTTGCCGAAAGTAAGGTCGAGCAGTTTGCGCTTCGAGTAATCGGTGATCCCGCCACCGGCAGCATTGCCGATGGTGAAAGACAACGCGCCGATCGGAATTTTCGGGGTGTTGCCAATTTGGACGGAGAAACTAGCCGCCAGCGCACCGTGCGCGATCATGTCGCCTGCTGACGCCGCGTTGTAAATCGCCCAATGCGTCGCAATGCCCCATGCGGTCGTCGCTTGCGGAAATGAAAGCAAGGTGCCGTTGGTCTTGGTCGGAACGCCTGTGCCAGCGCACGGCGGAAAATTCGTCTCGTTGTTGGTGATGGGGATCCGGGCATAGGCACCGGTGGCGATGGTGAATTCGCTGGTAACGCCGCTTTCACCGGGATCAGCGGTGAACAACCCGAGATACAGGGTGGTTTCACCCGCGTAGGAGGTATTGACTAAGAGATGGTCTAGCAGTTTCTTTTCGAGGTAGTCGGATGAGGCGCTCATGGTTTAGGCAGGTTGGAGTTGGGATTGAAGCCATGCTTCGATTTGTGGACGGAGATTGGAATGGGCGGCGGTGACGCGGAGCTGCCGATCATCGCCGAAAAGTCCGCCGACGCGCTCGCCGGCGTGCATGATGTTCTTGCCGTCGAGGGTGAATTCGAGGGCGGATCCATCGGCGACCGGGGCTTTCGGCCTAGCGACTGGCGCGGCGATCGCTTTGGCTTCTTCGGCGGCGACCCGCTTCTGTTCGGCGGCGTTTTCGGCGTCGAGACGCTTGGTTGCGGCAAGAACGGCTTCGCGCGACTTGCGGGCGATTTCGCGGTCTTCCACTTCCTTTTCGGCGGCGGCGCGGGCGGCATCGGTGGAGGCGGTTTCTTGCGCTTCACCTGCGGCCACCAGGTCGGCGAACGCCTTGTCGCGGGCAGCTTGCGCGGCAGCGGCATCCGCATCGCGCTTGGCCTTGAATTCGGCGACCACTTCCGGGTTGATGGCAAGCGGTTGGAAATTCCGCTCTTCACCGGCGAACGTCGGCGCGAACACTTTGGCGGCGGCGTCGTTGAATTCCTCAAGCGTCAGTTCGCGGCCGAGATAGACATACCGCTCGCCCAGCGGCTTGCCGGATGCGTCGAGGATGTCCTTGAACTCGGTGGAGTGGACAAATCCCTCGATGCGCGGGTATTCGTAAGCGCGGACCGGGCTGGCGATGAAAATAAGGAAGGTGGTGGCGGAATTTTTCATAAAAAAGGAAAGGGGTGGGCGGCAGGGGACGAATCCCCCGCCGCCGGTTGTGCTCGATTAGGAGCGGGTTGGCAGGGAGACGCCTGGAATGCTGATCGCGTGGTCAATCCGCAATGCGGAGATCACGCGGTCGAGGCGGTCTTTCTTGAACGTCTGTCCGAAGATCGACGTGATGTAACGGTCGGTGATGAACTTGCCGTTGAGCGTGTCCATCGTGTGATCGGCGCGGAGCGAACCGTAACCCCGGAGGATTGCGGAGCGACCCATGACGAGCGTGGAACCGATTGGCACCCCGAACGAGTTGCACGGGAAGATCAACGAGCCGAGCGGGTGGGCACCGGTGTTGAGAGCTGCATCCCATGTCACACCGCCAAGGGTGGTAACTGCCACGCCGGAACTAGCAACGCCAAGGTGCGCGGAACAGATGATGCTGGATCCTTGGTTGCCCGCTGTTGCTGCTGCGTAGTTTTCATAAGCATACATCCCCCACTTGCCAGCGTCAGCACCGGTGGTGTTGTAGATGATGAAATACTTGGTGCCGGAGCGGAATGCCGTCGCGTCAACCGCTCCCGTGTCGATAAATGTGAACGGCGCTCCTGCGAAATACTCGAAGTAGTCAGCTTCCGTGTGATCGGTTGCATTGCCGCCTCCGTAAACGGTTCGGGCCGTGGTGCCAGCCGTCAACGCCGCGTTGCCCAGATAGGCGAGCGGGTTGAGGAACGATCCCATTGGTCCAACGCCATCATGGTTGATGGGGTTATAAGGAACGATGGTGTGACCATCAATGGACGGATAACCGCCACGGAAGATAGTGTTGTTCTGACCACGCACATCGCCTTCGCGAAGAACTTGTTTGTAAGCACTGTCGAGTTTGAAACCAAGCAGGTTGGTCGTGGCGGAAACGAAGGTTTGGGAGAGGATTGGATCCAGTCCTTTCTTCTGGATTTCCGCAGGAATGCCGCCCATCGGCATGAGGGTGTGGCCGGCGATCACCGCTTCGTCCCAGCGGAAAATGTCCGCCGTTTTAAGGGTGTTCAACTGCTTGCCACCGGCGTAAAGCACGTTGGCGGCAGGGAGCTTGTGGGCGAACATTGCGAAGACCTGGGTGGTCTTCTGGCGGCCGAGCCATTTCCCGAGTTCGACGTTCACGCCGCTCTCGATGTCGCCCTTCATGCCCATGAGTTCCTCCATGCGCTTGTTCGTCCGCACTGCGTTACGCAGGAAGTCGATCTTGAGCTGGAAGTTACCTTGCCGGATGGTTTCGTAATCGGTCGAAGTCTCGAACAGAGAATCACCCTTTTTGCCGCGTCCGTAAAAGCCAGCTTGAGTGGTGAAGTTCAGGATCGAACCTTCGCCTTTGGAAAGGTCGGATTGAGCCCAGATTAGCGATTTCTCGCCGCGGCCTTCCATTTGCTGGAAGAAGTCTTCGTTTTGCTCTGCAAGGATCGCTCCTTTTTTCCAGAGTTGGCGAACGTTTGCGATCTTCCCGGTGGCGGTATCGCCGGAGAAGCCGAGGGTTGTCGCGGTGTTGGGCGACGTTTGAATGTATGCAGCCATAATGGTGGTTTGGTTGGTTGGTTGGGGTTGTGCCCCCTCGCGGGAGCGGAGAACCCGCCTAGTTTCCACCAATGGAATTGCTCAGTAGCCGTCAGACCCTTCCAAACATCAGCCGAACCGATTCCTCGTATTCGTCAAGCGTCTGGAGTCCTTCAACCTGCTGCTCAAACCGTTGGTTTGAATCGGCGGAGGTTGTGCCGCGGTTGCCCGAGGCGGGTTGGATTGGACTACCAGTTCTGCCCTTTTTAGGGGGGGAAGATTCGCGAGCCTTGGTCATCGGCGTGCGGGTGTTGAGCCCGGCGCGTTTTGCCAAATCCCAGAGACGTTTCGGATCGTTTGCCAGCGGGTCGCCAAGCTCCTGCATTTCTGCATCGAGTCGGGCAACTTCCTTATACATGGCACTGTTCGGGTCGTTCAGTTCCGGGTAGCGGTTGCGGGAGAAATCCCACGACGCATCGAAGTTCTGCTGATCCTGTTCCAGTTGCGATTGGGCGGCACGGGCGGATTGCTCCGCCTCGGTGATCGCCATCACGCGGGCCTTTTTCTCAAGCTGACGGATTTGCTTCTCAAGCTCGGCTTGCTCGTCCACGTCGATCGCTCGAATGGCGGCATCCTTCTTCTCGTAAAGCGCATCGAGCTCGGATTCGACGACGGACAGGGTTTCGGACGGTGCCGATTGCTGTTGCCGGGTCGTTTCCTCGGCGCGGGCCTGCGGTTGCTCTCCCGAATAAATCCGCGCGGCTTCGACCAGGGACACGCCTTTCGCTTTCGCGATGGCGGCAACGGCCTTGTCGTCGTCGGACTTGAATCGGAAACGCTCCTGCGATTTCGCGCCTGGCTCATCCTCGTCGGTTTCTTCCTCCTCGGATGTTTCATCATCCAGATCGGCGGCGAAATCGTCAAAGGCATCGGCTTCGTCGTCGGCGGATTGCTCCTGCTCTTCGTCGTCGCCAAGTTGGATTTCTCCGCCTTGCTTCATCGCTTCGATCTCGTCCTCGTAGTTGGACAGGTCGGTAGTCCCATTATTTTGGGAATTCGCGGCATCGAATGGATCCGCGACCGTTTCGTCAGTTTGATCGGCTTCCGCCTGATTGTCTGCCATGTGGGGATTCGTCTCATAACCTTGATCTTTTGTAAAGCTAAGAATCTTAGGCTTTGCTAAATTTTTCGGAAATGCCATATTCAAAGCATGGAAGCGGACACGTCACGACTCGAATCTGCCATCGCCGGAGCGGAATCCCGACTCTTCAATCTGGAGCGCGAATTCAAAACGCTCGACCTGCTTTTCGCCGGAAAGACCCGCCAGAACGTCGTCTTTCCTTCGGGAGTCAGTGGCTTCAACCAGATTTTCGAGGTCATCGCCATGCCGCTCGCCATCGTGGAGGCGGATGAAGGATTGAGCGGCACCTTCTTGGGGTCGTATGACGCCGATGCCGGAAAGATCACCATCGGCCACGGAAGCTACCAGTTCCCGCTCGGCACCAATGTTGACGTGGCGGAAGACACGACCGGCGGCGGCAAGTTCGCCTACGCTTGCATCAAGCAGAATGCTGGCGGCGGACTGGTCGAGTTCAAGATCGAGATCACGGGCAACACCAAAGACCCTACCAACCGGGACAATGCTGATGAGTTCGTGGAATGGTCCAACGTCCTGCTGGGAGAGGTGATGAGCGTCCCCGGCGAGGATGGCGCGGAGCCCACGTCGGAATTCATCCAACGCCGGACGGGCAACCTTTCTTTGATCCGCCGCATCATCAACGGCAGCTTCTGCCTGTGGCCGGAAACAACCGGAGGCTCGTCACTGTAATGGGGGTTCAGGTCAATACCATTGACAGCCACGTCACCTACCGGAAGGGGGAGCTGACGACTGGAACTCCATCCACGGGCAAGGTCGCATGTGGTGATGGCACGGCCTATCCGGTGGTAGCGACCCTCGACCAGATCGCTGAGATTTTCTACCGTGTGAGAAACACGATAATCTCTGGCGGCGAATATACTGCGGAATACGAAACTGAGGCTTTTAGGATAAGATATACCGGTATGTTCAACGCGAGCTCGCCACCGGCCCACAACTTCCAACAAGAGCAGTCTGGTGAAGACGGCTGGGCGCAAAGGATTCGTCGTGGACATACGTTCTCTTCAACCTCAACGAACGAAGGGTGGCTTAAGCACCATTGTGGTCCTGTTTATACAGATGAATATTCTTCGGCTTTTGGTGATTACCATGACGCGGAGGACGAGTTTTGCATGTGGCCGGATACAGGAGTTGTTAATCTCGTAGATATTGATCAACCATTTCAGTATTTACAGCCATCAGCATACTCCCCTCACACTCAAGTAGGGGCTAACCACTACGCCGAAAATAGCGGCTCCTACAATGTGTCTGCCCCGAGTGCCTATGGGCCTTATCGCGTGACAGAGGAGCGTACATATTTTGAGGAGGAGGATGGGAGTATATCCTATTATGATGAGACTTCGTATGATGGAGACACGTCCGATTTTGTTTTTAATCCGCAGGTCGCATTTATCGGAGCTGACTCGCCTTTTGATCCGGCAGCTACGCTTTACCCCGGGATCAGTTGGAGGAACATCTCAAACACGTACGACTTCACCTCCATGTTCGGATCGGAGGCCAGCAACGGGTCAGCGGAAGTCGTCTTGTCCTCCAGCACGTTGGTGATACCCATCAGGGTGGCCATTCCTGACTACTCCGTGGTATTGACCTCGTCGCCAAAGCTGACCGTCACCGAGTGGTGGCCTTACGCCAAGTCCGACGGATCTCCCGCGTGGGACGCCGCCACCGGACTCTCGCTTTAACCGATCCCGTGTGATCGGAGGATGGATGCGTGTCCTTCCCGGTCGGAAACAAGCATCCGCAGGCTGGAAAGCAGGCCGATGCGTTGCAATCGGAGCTTTTCGCGTTCTTCGCCGCCGACGTTGCCTTCCAGCACCGTTTCCGCCAACTCCGCCGCCTTGCGCTCAACCCTCAGTTTGAACCCTTGGAATTCGTGAGTGCTCGTCAGTCCGTCGATTTCTCGAATCGCCTGGGTGGACTTTTCGACCTCTTCGCGGGCGGTGGCTTCTTCTTCGGTCATGGTCCCGCGAGATTACAGGTTCGGTGCCGATTGTCGAGGTTGCGATGTCGGCGGAGCTCCGTTCACCGGACCGGATGGTCCGACGATTGGCACTTCCACCGGAATAAACAGCTTTTGCGGATCCGGGCACTGGAACTGTTTCGCCATTTCCACAAACTGCGTCACGACGATCTGTTGAATCAGGAACGGGAATCCGTAAAACTTCTCGACCAGCTCGATGATCCGCGCGTTCGACTCGATCACCTGTTCGCCGCGGCGGCGGGTGAGAAGGACGCGGGTGTTGATCTGGAGGTTGGCGATGTCGCCGGGATTGATCTCGCGCATTTCGCTCGAATCCTCGCCGCCAGCCTCGCCGCTCTCGAAATACCGGTAAACCTCCATCTGGTCCATGTTGGAAAACAGGATCTTCACCATCTTTTCCAACGACTCGGAAATCCCCGGTTCGAGGTGCCCAAGGTAAATTCCGAAGAGCTCTTGGCCGGACTTCTCGATATTGCGGATTCCGGTCGCCAGCTTGGTGGAGTCCATGCCGGACACGTTTCCATCGTTGGCATTCGCGATACCGGACTCGTTCATCATCAACTGCATGAAGAACTCGATCATCTGCTGCAAGTCGTCGATTTTGTTGTCGTCGAGGTAGATAACAGAAAGAGCCTCTTCCGCCTTTGCTCCGGTGTTCAGCGTGTAGGTCATCCCGCCGTTGAGTTGAAGGTGTGGATTCGCCGCGCCCTCCTTGGTCTTCGACGGATCCCAGAACGTCACCCGCCCGGATGACGAACTCGCGAAACTCTTGCGGTTCATCCAAAGGTCCACGATCTCCTGCGAGGTTTGGAACATTTCCATCGCGCCGAGTCCATACCACCGGCCCGGAACCTCATTAACGCGGACCACCGAGAACGGCCGCAATCCGTCCGGCGTGATGTTGGCCTCGTAGTCGTAGAAAATCGGCGTGCGGGTTTTCAGGTCGATGACCAGGAACACGTCTTCGAGAAGACCGTCGCCGTCGGCGTCGTAGCGAAGATGGAATTCCCCGATTTCAAGCACCGGCTGGGTCTGGTCGGAATGCAGCCGCTCGGCGGACGCGTTATCGACCGCGCCGCTGTTCTGCGCGGAGTTGGTGTCACCGGACGAGTTGCCGATCCGGCGGAGCATCTCCACGGCGCGGCGGTTGGCGTCCATGCGCTCTTCCGCGGTGGCGTCGAGCGGAATCGCCTTTTTCCATTCATCGGCGAGCTCCATGATCGGCTTGTCGTAGATGTGGACGACGCAATCCGCCTCCTGCACGGTTTCCGCTTCGAGCGGGCAAAGGAAGTCCCGGAACTGGATCACCTTCGCCTCCGGCCCCTTGTAGTGGGTGATTCGGCGGGTGATCTTCTTGCTGGCGAAAATCAAATCCGCGGGCTGCGGAGTCACGCCGTCGCGACCGAGCATCATCAACTCGCCGGGGATCATCTCGCCGGTGGCGGGGTCTTCTGTCGAGTCGAGGATCCACTTGTCGGACGGCATGATGTAGTCTCCATCGGCTCCGAGAATGTCCGCGCCGTTCGCATCGACCAGGACTTCCGCCTCGGTCTTGTAGAACTGCTGGCGGTTCGCCCAACTGGTCTTGATGACGGCTTCGCCGAGGATGAACGCGCGTTCGACCGCCTGCTCTTCCGTCCGCTGGAGCTTCGCTTGGTCCATTTTCCAACGGGAGTAGCGGTCGGTCTGGTCGGCCTTGATCCGGTCCATTGCGCCCACCGGGTAAGCGGAGAACCATGGCGAGGTCGCGAAGAAGTAATTCACCGCGCGGGCGATCATCTGGCGGCAGATCCGCCGCGCGGCCGGCACGACGAGGTTGGTCTTGGCAAATATCCCGCCAAGCAGACCTACCCGCCAACGCATGTCGTTGCGGTAGGTAAGATCGAAAAGCGTGCGCTTGCCGATCCACGTTTCTTGCGGCGCGTCAATGCCCATGGCGTCGCGACCGGATGCTCCGGGCGAGTTATACCACCCGGACCCGGAACACAAATCACGGCCCATCTGACGTTCCAGCGTTTCCTTGCGGGTCATCGCGTGGGCGACCAGATCCGCCTCCTGATCGCGGGTGAGTTCGTAGGAAGTTGGAAAACCCATTACTGGACTATAACCATCGTCATGCTGCGGTTCTTCGCCTTCCTTGGGTTCGATGACGCGGGCGAATTGATCGTTTTCGTGGTTCATGGTCGTGGTGTTTTATCAGCCATTTCGGCTTCGATTTGCTTTAAGCGATTCTTCGCAAAATCAATAATATCCCGCTCTTGCTCGGGCGTGAGTTTGTAATCGGATGGGAACGGAGTTGAATCAGGAGCGATCATTTGGTGGTTCGGCTGAATTTATGGGCGAGGGCGTCTTTCATCATCCGGCGGGAATCCGTCACGGCTTTCTTGACCTTCTCAATATCCAAAGCGGTTGGCGACTCGTAATTTAGGCTGAGAGCCTTCAACTTCGCCGCGGTGGCCTTGCCCGCCTTCTCGCGGAACTCCGCCAACTGCGCCTCGTTCATCTTCACCGTTTGGCCGGTGCTAGGATTCTTGAACGTCGAGTTGGCGATCGGGCTGGGGAACCACGGCTTGCGGTCTGCCTCGTCGGCAGCTTTCGACCACTTGCCGGAATCCCTCCAGCGGAGAAGCATCTGATCGACCGGGTGCGGCTTGTCGGTGCCAGCGTCGGTCACGTCGAAAATCCGCGTTGCCGCGAAGCCGGTCTTTTCCGCCTGCTCGCCCCAAGGATCGACCTTGGCCGACTTCTGGCCGATGGGCGCGACCTGATACAGAACTTCCTGCATGAAGTCGTTCGACCGTTCGCGATACAGGTTGTCCATCTCGCGGAGCGGTTGCTTGATGATGTTTGGCACCACCATTGCGACCCGTCCGGCGAGGTATTGTTGGAACTTCCGGTTTTCGCGCAAGTCCGGCTCGGCCATTGCATTCGTGACGAGTGCCATCAGGTCGGACACTCCGCGAAGGAATGACTTATCTTTGGCCTGCGCGACCAGTCCGCCAAGTGCCTCGGCTGCGGCGTCGTAGTTGTCCTTACCCGCGCGGTGCGCCCGCTTCACGGCGCGAACCGTGTCGATGGTTGCGGCGAGCGTGGTGGCGAGCGGTTCGAGCCTGCCATAGTTGAATCCAAACCGCTCCGTGCCGTCCTTGTTGCGGAAGCTGAACCTCGAAGGTCCGAGTCCGCTGCGGGTCTGCGCGTCGCGCATCGCCCGGCCTTGCGGCGTGAACGGCATTGATCCGGTGATGAGGAATGGCTTCTTCAAGTCGTCGTCGTCACCCTCGCCAGCACCGACCGCAACCAACAGCGTCAGCAATGCCGCGCCTTGGAGCTGCATCCCCAGCCGCTCGATGAGTTCGGCATTCCGCTTGTTGGTGTTCCACTCCCAAACCGTCTCGCCGTTGGGTCCGGTGGTGAGGGAGTTTTGGACGATCCCAAGGCCGATGTCGAACAGACTTACCGGATTCGGCGTGTAGCGGATGCCTTTCCGCAGGATGTTGAACGGCACGCGCTGGAACGGGAAGAAGCTGATCTTCGCCAAGGTTTGCGCGAGCTTGATGAACATGGAATCATGCTCCTTGGTGAGTGCTCCGTTGAGCTTGCCCGCCCACTCGCCAACCATGTCACCCAGCCCGTGAACCGGCACCGTCTTGCCGGTCACCGGATCCCGTTCGCCGGGCAGCGGGTTCGAGAAGATCGCCCGCTTGTAGCGCGTGGCGGCGAGGATGTAGGACTCACTGCCGGGGGTGTTGATCTGAATCCGCATCTCCTTGTCGAATTGCGGCGTGCCAGGCTTGAATCCCTGAGACTTCACGAATCGGAATGCGTATGCTCCCACGTCCGCCATCGTGAACAGCGTCATGTTGAAGTCATCGGTCGCCATCAGGAGGCGGGATGGGATGCGAATGATGTCGCCCTTTTTCCCGGAGATGCTGCCGCCCATGCGGTAGCCTTTGCCGCCCATCACGCGCTCGATGTCGGGTTGCTGGTTGAGAACGTCCCGGTCGAACATCGGGTGTTGCGCCTGCATCGATGCGGAGAAGTTGGACCATGCCCGCGTCCATGCAGGCTTGAGTGCGGCGAGGATGTATTTCATTTCCCCAGCCTGCGGGGCGAGGGGGTCGCCGACCGCGATGTTGATCGCCATCTCAAAGCCGCGGCCAACGGTGGCTTCCCATGCGGCTGGAAAAACCGCCGTCGCGTTGACGACCATCGTTTGCAGGCCGGAGAGCATGTTCGCGTAAAGAACTTCGCTGGCCTTGTCGATCCAGTCGGCGTCCATCGTTGAAATGATCCGGGCGATGTGTGCGACATGCTGCACGTCGTTGATGTCGAAACGGTAGCTTTCGACGGGCTTTCCGGCGTGGACCTCGGCCAACAGCGTGTTGGTGTCGGTGCCGTATTTCGCGAGGATCTTGTCGATCTCCGCGAGGTGGGCGAGTGCCTGGGCTTTCTTCGCCGGGTCGAGCTTGTCGATCTGGCCGACGGCCCCGGCGAGCATCCGAATGTTCTCCACGCGAGTCATAATCCCCGAGCGGTCTTTCGTGTCGAAGGTGTAGGTGTCGAGCGCGGCATTGATGATCGGACGGGACCAATCGGAGTTGATCGCCGTCGGTGCGACGTTGACGAGTGGTTTGGCGCGGGCAGCGCGGGGAAGTGGCGCGGTGGCGGCAATCGGGCCGCGTGCGAGTCCCAGTCCGTTCGCCATGATCTGCGCGACCTGGGCGGCGACTTGCGCCGGGGTGAGCGGCGCGGGGGTAGCTCCACCGATGGGACCAGCCTGCAACGCTCCCAGCTTGGCAACGATCTCTTCCATGGTCATGCCAGCCTGCACCATCGGCGTGATCTTGGCTTCGAGTTCGTCCATCGCCTTGTCTTTGATGCCCTGCGCCTGCGCGGCGGCTTCCGGGCCATACCGGCGATTGATGTCGGCGAGCGTCGCGCCGTGCTGAATCATCTTGAGGATGTTCTGGTCGAGCGTTTTGCGGAGCTTCATCACCTCCTTCATCATTTGCGAGTTTTCGAGTGCGAGCTTATCGGACTTGCGGGTGATTTCGGCAATCGACAACCCGGCCTTTTTCAGCTCTGCCTCCACGGTCTTGACGCGAGCCTCTGCGGCGGCGCGGATGAACGCTGCCCGCTCGGAAACCGGGCGGCTGGCGATGACCTTCTGAATCTTCTTCGTCGGGGTGAAGATGGCGTCGGTGATTGAGGCCAGGTTGCGCTCGGCGGGCGTGAGGTAACGATCATACCCGATCTGGAGCAATCGGCCGGCATCGCCACGCATGATCCGGTAGGCCATCATCCGCGCTCCGTTCTCGGCGAGCTTGTTCGGGTCGTTGCCGGCTTCCTGCGTCTTGCGGTCGATCAGGAGTTGAATGGCAAGATGATCGGCGGGAGTGAGGTTGAAATCCTTGTCGGTGACGGAATCCAGGAGCTTGCGCTCGATGTCGGCAGGATCGCGGGCGAGCATCTGCCGGGCGACGTTCATCGTATCGGCGTTCTTCTGCACCGTGCGGGTGAACTCATAGACGGCATCAATGGCGTCCTGCTCCGCGCGGGTGCGGTCGGACCCGAAACCGGCGAGGCGACCACCGGCCATGTTCTTGCCGAATGCCTCGCGTTCGGCCTTGGCTTCTTCGACAAGCGCGGGGTTGATCGGCACGTTGCGGCGGAAGATGTCTCCCTCGGGGGCCGGGGTGCCGATTGGCCCGGCATACAATCTTCCTGAATCGTCAATCAGATCGAACCGATACATCTGAGCTGCATCTTTCAATTCTTTCAGTTGTCGCCGGTTCGGTGAACCCTCAAAAAACAATGTTTTCCCGTTTTCGACTACAACCCGAATTGCGTCATCAGTGGATATCCCATCATCTTCCATTTCTGCGGCGGAATTGCCGTGCTCTCCAATGGATTGATACCAAGTTCCCCCGCTGGTTATCCAATACTTAGACCCTTGCCTTAACGGGTCTGTTTGATCCGCTTTTTTGTATGAAAGAGGATCGGCGGGCGTCAGCGGGCCGGCGAAAAGGATGGAATCCTTGCTGTCGTCGAACCGCTCCGCAATCGGGATTGGCTTGCCGGACTTGTCGAAAGTCACCAGTGAGGCATCCTTGGCCTGCGAGGAATTGAAGACGGCGACGGTGTGAGTGTATCCATCATAAGCCCAATCTCCGGACATTCCTGGATTTTCAAAAAGTCGGATAGCGTCAAAGCCTAGACTCTTGAGGCGAGCAATCGCGTCCGGTTGTTCGACGTATCTAAAAGTAAATTCGGATCCAATGTGTTGTTGCTGATCTTCTGGAACAAGATCCCTGATAATGTCTTGATGCTCAGGATTTCTACTGTCCCATGCCTTGCGGATTTTGAGATAGGCGGGGATGTAGCGATAGCCTCCCGGACGTCTGCCGTTGGTGTCCTCAAACGTCGTGAATTCTTCGGCGAAAACCCGATCTTTCGTGAAGAAATGGAGTCCCATTCCTTGCCGGGTATTCTTCGCGTCGAACACGTCGAAGTCACCGGGGGCGGTGCCATCGTAACTCCGAATTTCGTTCGGGCCATTCTTCTGCGAGTCGTCGGCGATCTCCTTGTTGTTGCCTGGAGTGCCGTGAAGGAGCATATCCACCTCGTAACCCTTGGCGCGGGCTTGGCTGTCCACGGCCTTGCGGAGTTTGGCAGCACTGACCGGATTACGCTCCGCCCAAAACTTTTGGTTGGTCGTCGGCGTAAGAAGGTCGTCGGAGATGTTTCCCCGGTAGTTCCTTTCCTCCGGCAGCTTCGCAAACGGCTGGCGGGAGAGGTATTCGTTATACAGCGCGGTGGCGGCATCTCCGCGATTGTTCGGATTCAGCAAGTTGAATTCATCCTTCCTCTCTAATCTTTCATCATACCACTTTATGTATTTGGCTCTATCCTCCCGAAATTTTGTCGGTTCTGGCTCGCGTGCGCCGTCGCCTTTCATCAGGCGGGCGAGTTCCTCGGCGTCGTTGTTCTGCGCCGTCGGCAGTGGTCCGGCGTAGAGGATGCTGGGCTTGGAATCGTCGAAACGCTCGGAAATCGGGATTGGCTTGCCGGACTTGTCGAAGGTGACAAGATCCGCAGATTTCACGGAGGAAGGGTTGAATACGCCAAGAGACATGAAATCGATCTCATTGTCCTCATCCGGGCTCATTTCGCGCGACCGGTATCCATCGAAACCCGCTTCTTTGAGTTTGGCGATCACGCGATGATCTTCCATTACCTGCCATCCAACAATGTCCTTCTTCCAAAACTGCCCCCATCGCGGAGGAGATGTGTTCTTGTTCACGAATCCCCCATCTGGGTTCTTCTTGTGGAAGTCTTCCCAAAAGTCGTTCGAGGCTTTCAGTTCTTCCCGTGTCACCGACCGCTTGACGGACTCCATGTGATCGGGATTGGATGAATCGAAGTAGTTGCCCTGCTTGGCGTAAAGCTCGATGGTCCGATGCTTGAGCGACTTGTAACGGGTTTTCAGCCATCCAAATTGGTCTGCCGCGTCCTTGTCGTCAGTGACGTAGAACGCGCCCCTTTCGTTGATGGATACCTCGTCCCAATCTTCGGCTTTGGTGCCAGTGTATCGCAGATCGCCAGGAGCGTAAGGATACGTTTTCCCTGCCGTTGATTCGGTGGATTCGGTGGTATGAAAAACCTTTTCGGGTGTGTAGCCCTTGGCGCGGGCCTGCCGGTCCACTGCCGCCCGGAGTTTTGCCGCGCTGGCCGGGTTGCGCTTCGCCCATTCCTCTTGCCCGGTCGGCTCGATGGTGTCGTCGCCCCGGTCGCCGCGCATCAGGCGGGCGAGTTCGGGGGGGGTTAGCGACCCTTGGCCTTGATCCGCGCCATTGCCGCCTTGTCCGCCGCCTTCTGGCGAGCGCGTTCCTTGCTGATCTGCTCGGCGGAGATTATCGCCGGCATCTTGATTTGACTGAGTTGGGACTTCTTCTTCACGCAATTTGATCTTCTCAAAAAACTCCTGATTGACAATAGAAATCGTATCCGTTTCGGAAGATTTCTCGGCGATTTTGTGAGCCTCTGGAGGCGTGTTGTCGTAGGCGTATGCCGTATCGGCGATGCCCATCAGCTCCATCACTCCCCGGTTGAACCCGGCGTGAGCCTTGAACAGTTCGCCGGTTGGCACCCATCGCCCGGTTTCCTTGGCGCGGAGCGTTGCACGAACAACCGCTTCCTGCGGATCGATGGTGACGGCGATCATCACTACGTCGAATCCCGCTGCCTTCCACTCGCCGAACTGGCGGATGCTCTTTTCGGTGTTTGCCAAGGTGGCGTCGTAAATGAAGTTGTATTTCGTGTCGCCGGTCAGGAGTTTACCAAGGATGTCCTTCGCCGTCTTGCTAGACTCTTCGTGAACGATTGCCGCCGCCCGCCCGTCGCCAGCTTTGACGATTTCATTCCATTCGGGAATCAGTGCCTTGATGTCGTCGGAGTTCACCGGGACTGCGCCAACGGTGTTGATACTGCCCTCTCCGCTGAGAATCTTCAGAATGGTGGACTTACCAGCCCCGCCGCCGCCGCCAGTGGCGTAGGCGATCGGTTTCACGTCATCCGCCAGTGGAGTCCCGAAAGACATGAAAAACCGGACGATGCCGCGGCGCATGGCGCGGCGGGACATTTCCCCGGACTGGAGGAATCCGCCCTTGAATGCCGGGTGGTCGGCGGGCAGTCCCCTCGCTAAGTCGTGATCCTTGGGAAGACCGGCAACCAGCGGGTGATCCGCCGGAATGGTCGCGGTTTTCTTATCCACCGTCTGCACCAACAATGGGTGCCCGTCCGGCAGGGTTTTAGGAATGACCGGCATTCCGTATTCGTCCGCCTCGAAGTTCTCGCCGAACTCTTTCACAAGGCGCGGATCCGGGGCGGGGAGTGGACCGGCACGGAGGTTGCCGGGGGATGTCTGTTTGATCTGTGATGAGGATACCGCAATCTGACCATCGCCACTTTCCCATGAGGGTTCTCCAGAGACGAATACCGTTTGCTTCACGAAACCACGCCGCGCCGCTTTCTTGAGCAAGCGAAGCCCTTCCGCATGTTTCGCGTCTCCTTCCTCGGTAAAGAGGAAAACTTGGTCGTTTGCCACGCCTCGCGGTTGCTGCAATCCGTAGTTGAGCCACTCTTCTAAATCGGAAGCGTCATCGTCGTTGAGTTTATCGATGTTGTATGCCTCCCGATTTAACATGCCGACTCCATCCCGGTTCACATAGCGATAAGCCTTTACTCCGGTATTCTGCGGCAGCGGCCCAGCGTTGAGTGCTGTACCACCCTCGCGCTTCTCGGTGCCAGGGAACAGGAACATGGTCCCGATCGCCTCGCGCACCGGTAGCCCGATCCGGGTCACGTTCACCGTGCTGCGGTCGCGTTGCGCCATCCATTGGTGATGACCGTCAAGGAGGTAGTTGTCGGCGGACACGAACACGCGACGTTCCGGCGGGATGCCTTTCGCCCGCTCGACCTTCGATGGGAAATATTCGATCTGAATCGGCGTGATCGCCTTCGGTGCCATCTGCTCGTCGGTCACTTTCACGCCTGCATCCTTGAGGAATTGCAGGAACGCCGGACGCTCCGACGTTGGAACCTGCGGCATTTCCGCCCGTGGCACGTTGAGGGAGTTCCATTCCGCCGGGAACCGCTTGAAGTCGGTCGCGGGGGCTGGCAGGGGTCCGGCTTGAAGCGGTGAATTTTTAGTTGCGACGAGGATCTCGCCGATGCGTTTGACGTTGCCCTTGCCAAAAACCTCTTCGATCTCGGGAATGTATTCCGCTGTTTTCTTGGAGTGCTGGTAGGAATCCTTACCCTTGTCACCACCCTGCGGAGCTTCATACATGGAGAACGCTGCGGTTCCTCCAATTTTGATCGAGTCGAAAGCGGTGGCGATGGTGGCAATCCGTGATTCCTTTTCTGGAATGACGTTCAGAACATTGCTCGCAGTAGCAGTGTCCGCCTTGCCTCCTTGGAGTCGTTTTTTTGAGGCATTGTTGAACTCATCGGAACGGTTGAACCGATCCCACACGACATTCGTTACGCCTCGGGTTTTCAGCCAATTCGTGATCTGATCGAATCGACCTCCACCGATGTCCGCATTGATTGGACCGATGGAGATTTTCCCGGCCTTGAAAGCAGTGAAAACAATCGGGCTTTTGTTGGCAGGATCGGGATATGAAATGCTGGTCGCCTTACTGCTGACTCTTTGTTGTGGCGTTGACCATGCCTGTGACGCTGGTAACGGCCCGGCGCGGAGCGGTTGCATTCCGTTGATCGTGATGCCGACCAAGTGCCGGATCTCCCGAATCATCTCGACCGGGTTGGAGTTGATTTCCGGCACGTCTTTCAGCCCGTCGTTGGTCCCAAGGTCTTCGTTGAACAAGGACTTGATCGCCTCGACGTATTGGCGGGCGACGCTCTTCTGCCGCTTGACGGTGGCAAGGCGTTCGTCCTTGTCCATCGCCATCCACTCGGGGGAGTTGGTGAGGATAGGGGCGGGGAGGGGGCCTGCGCGGAGCAAGCTCGTTTCGCCGCGCATCGTCTCCTGATACTTGTCCTTTTCGATCTTCGCGATTTCCGCGCGGATCTTCTCCAGTGGCTTTTTCGCCGCTGCGATCTTCGCCGCGTGATCGCGCTTGTCCGCCAATCCAAGACCGAACATATCGCGGGCTTCGAGGGCTTCCAGTTTGGGGGCCAGCTTGTTCTCTATACCCCGGAGGGTGGCAAGTCGCCCGTCCCGCTTCCGGTAGCGAGGAGAGGCGAACATGAAGCCGGGCGGAGTCAGCTTGCGCGTCAGATCCGCAATCATTTCGTCGGTGATGACTCCGGGCGCAATGCCCGCAATCGGGGAGTTGCCAAGCCCTCCACGGGCGGCATCAGCTTCCGCTCGCGCTGCGTCCGCAGCCGCTTGGCCGGTGTCGGTAGCAACCACATCGCGAAACCTCTTCGCAATCGCCGCCGGGTTGTTCTGCACGCCACGGCGATCCAACCGGAAGCGGATGAACATCCGTTTCCACACGTCGGCAGGGACATCGGGCAATCCTTCCTTGCCGTCGATGCCAAGGATTTGCTCGGTGGCATCATCGCCGACCAATCGGGAAAGTGCCCGAAAGTAGCGATGCTTGCGCGGGTCAGAGTTCGCTTGAGCGAGCAAGCGGTTGACTTCGATGGACTCGCGGGACTTCTCGCGCCATTCCTGTTCTTCGGCGAACGGGCGGGGATTGGCAACCAGTGGTTCCAGCGTCGCGACGGTCTGCTGGTGCATCTCGATCTCGCGCTCGATGTTGCTGGCGTATTTCTCAGCGTAGTCGGGGTTGGAAAGTGTGCGAAGTCCGTCGAGAAGGCTCGATGCCGGAGATTCGCCGCTGACGTTGACGGAAGCCTCGAACACCACGCGGCCGGCGACCTTGCCGGGCCACACAACACGGGCGGAGTAGCGGGATTCCCCAAAGGATTTGTAGTGACTGACGGCGAGAACGAACCGCTCGCCGTTCAGCGTGATGTCACGGGTTGCGATTTCCCCGGTGTCTTTGGCGTCAACCATTGCGTCCGCGATGAACACATTCAGCGGTTTGGTGATCGTTTGATCCGACTTGGCCGTGTCGATCTCTTGATCGGCGAATCGATAAACCGGAGCTTCAACTTCGCGCTCCCACGGTTCTTTTTCCTGTTCGGCAGTAATTTTTCCGAAATGACCGGGAAAGATTTTTTCAAACGCTCCCTTCGTCGTTTTGACGATCCGCTTCTTCCGGCCATAGAGTCCGGCGAACTTCTTGCCCTCGGCGCGTATGCCGTCGGGGTCTTGCCGCGTGAGCGATGCGACATCGTTCTTGGCACGGTCCAAGGTATTCTCGCGGTTGTTCTTGTCGCGGACGTGCGCCGTCCGCAGGGCGGTGAGCTTGTTCAGTTCACCGTCGAGGATGACGCGCCGCTTCAAATTCTCGTCACCCATCGCTTCCGCCGCCATCAGCGCGAAGGCGTTGGATTCCGCCGACATCGGATCATCGAATTCATCGGTGACGTTCTCACCCATGAGAACCTGGTCGATGAACTTCTGTTTCGCCTTCATCATCGAATAAACCGACGAATCCATGGAGAATTTCAGCCCGTAGTTGATGACGATGATCTCGAATTGCGCCTCGGCCTTGCGGGCGATTTCCTTCTGTTTGTCGGTGCCGTTCTTTTCCAGCCAGTCGATAGCCATCTCATAGCGGTCTTCGAGCTTCTTCGCGTCGAACGAAATCTTCGCCATTTTCTGCACGACGTGGACAAGAGCCTGATCCGCCCAATCGCGGTGCAAGTTGCCTTGCCGCTCGATGCGTCCGATCCGCTGTTCCATCATGGCCGGCTTGAAGTCGCGCGGCGGGGAGAGGTTGTGAGCGGCTGCGAGACGCTCTTGGATGTTCACGCCGGTTCCAAGGCGGGCGGTCGATCCGATGATGATGCGGATTTCTCCGCTGTTCACCTTGTCGAACGATGCTTTGAGCTTCTTCGGGTTGATCGAGGAATCGGCCAGAAAGATTTCACTCGCGGGGATGTCGGCGGCAACGAGCTTTTGCTTGATGTCGTCCATCAGACTGAACCGCTTTTCCGCAAGATCGGAGAGACGATTGACGAGCTTTGTCTTCGCTTTCTTCTCCGCCGGGGTTTCCGTCGGTGCCGCCATGATCTGCGCTTCAAGATCGGCCATTTCCGGGGTAACGTCGCCATACTCGGCGAACGGGTCGCCGTTGAATTGCTTGAGCAATAGGGTGGAGAACGGGTTAGAAAGGTCCGTGAAAACAACTTGGGCGGTCTTGCGCTCGGTGCCGTCCTTGTAAATGTCGATCATCCGCGCGACGAGCTGGTTGACCTTGGACGCTGGATCATCCGGGGCCATCGGATTGATGAGGCGCGGGTCGATGGCTTGCGCCATGCCTGCCTGCATAATCATAATCGGGATTGCCTGCATCCACGGGTCTTCTTGGAAAGCCGCCCGCTTGTTCTGAATGCCGTCGAACTCCGCAGCGGTGTCGATCACCCAATCGTTGAAAATCTCGCTGGCCTCGGTGGGTTCCACGATGAGCATTTCCGGCCCGCCGCCCTTGATTCGCGGCACGCGGATTCCCAAGTTCTCGTTGCCAAGTGCCACGTCGAACACCGACCGGATGAGCGCGACAAGCTCCGGGCCGTTGACGAATTTCGCGAACCGCTCGACCATCTCGATTGCCCCGCGCCATGTCGCTTCCGGTTCCGAAACGGTGCGGCCGAACATGGTCGCGAAGTCGTCGAAATTGTTGATGTTCTTCGATTCGAGGATGTGCGGGGCGATGAAGTTAATCATCGTGTAGGCTTCCGCCATCGTGTTGGTGATCGGCGTGCCGGTGGCGAAGAACACGTTCTTCCCGCCGGTCATGCTCTGCACGCTGCGGGTTTTCATCTGCATCATCACCGCCCGGTCGGACGCTGTTCCTGACGCTGGAAGGTTCTTGATCCGCTCCTTGCGGGTGATGATCGGCGCGTTTTTGAATTCGTGCGCCTCGTCCACGATGATCGCGTCCACTCCAAGCTGTTCCCATGTCAGGACACTGCCCGCGCGGCTTGTGGCCTTGGCGAGCAGCTTTTCGAGCTTTTCTTGCAGTTGGTCGAGTGCCGCCTGGATGTCGCCTTGCTGCTGGCTTCCGGCTTCCGCGCCGGCAAGCACTTCCTCCATTTCGCCAATCGCCCGCGCCATGTAATTACGAATCGCCTGCTCGTCATGCCCGATCTGGGAAATGTTCGAGTGAGTCATAATGATCGAGTCATAATCGCCGGTGGCGATCTTCGCGAGGAACCGGGCGCGTTTGCGGGCGGAGAAGTTTTCTTCGTCGGCGACAAGGATTTTAGCGTGTGGATACGCCTTCATGTGAGACGCGGCGAATTGCCGGATCGTCGAGTTCTGAACGATCGTCACCACCCGACGGGCCTTGCCAAGTCGGCGGAGTTCCATCGCGAGCGCGATCTGGTTGTAGGTTTTGCCGGAACCGACACCGTGCGCCATCATGCCGTAACCCATCGTCAGCAAGCGGGCGAGGACGGCTTTGCGGTGCGGCTTGAGCCAGATTTCGCCGGATTGGCCGGGGAGCGTCACCCACTCGCCGACGTAGGTCGGGGTGACGAGTCCGGCCACCTTGTCGTTGAATTCCTGCTCCGCCAAGTCACTGACACGGTAGGTTTTCCCTTCGTGTTCTACCTCGTCCTTCGATGTCTTCACCCACTCGGCGAATTTGTCCATCATCTGACCGGCCCTGGTCTGCGCCTCGATGGTGGCTTCTGCATCCAAGACGATGGATCCGCGTGTCGGACCCGCCCTCATCACTTTGGTTTCGCGCGAGTTCAGGATGTTCTCGAAAATCTCTTCGGGGCGAACGCGATCGGTTCCAAGGTAATCGGGATCTGCTGCACGAACGTCCCGCTCACCGCGATTCCGACGACGCTTGTTATCTCCGGCGGTATTGATTTTGAAACTATTCGATGCCTGTTCGTAGCGGACTTCCGGCGTGTCCATGCCAATAACTTCGTCGGCAAACTTCGAGTAGATCGACCCAGGCAACCAGCGGTTTCCAAGAATGACCGAAATCGCTTGGATTGGCCGGTTTTCAGGGATGATCTTGGTCAGTGCCTCGATGTTCGACTGGTAAACCCCCTTCTCCAAGGTTTCCGCCTCTTCAGCTTCGCGGAGCTTGGCGCGGACTTCGCCGGAAAGGTAGAAGTCGGCGGTTTCGTAAAGGCCGGACTTCGGATTCTTGAACGCGAGTCCTGATTCCGCCAGTTGCTTCGCCGCCTCGTCCTTGGAGACTTTCAGCAAGCTCGCCATGTATTTCAGACTGATCCGGCCCTTGTAGCCCATCGACGTGCCAACGGCTTCCTTGATGTCCTTCGCGGAGGTTGGTGCGATGGCGTTGGAAACCATCGATTCCGTGAAGATTGGCCGCTTTTCGTAACGGTAGATCGGCTTGCCCTTGTCGTCGGTGCCGGTGAGAACTTCGTCCTCCAGCGATTCGAGAAGCGGGCTATCGTCCTCGTCGAAAAGGAATTTGTGAGGATTCCGCGATCCTGCTCGGCTGCGTGCGCTGAATGCCCCATGCTCGGCAACGTGGGCGTCGTAGGACTGGTTGAGAGCCTCCCGGTAGAGTTCTCCCGCCGGGTCGCCGCGAAGCTCCGCATCCATGAGAGCGCGGGCGGAATCCCTGACTTTGACCCAGGACTTGAACACCGCATTGCGGCGGGCAACCTCCTTGGCGATCTTGTCGCGAATCTTCTTCGCCGTCTCGGGCGTGAGATGCTCGTCGAGAAATCCGTCGATCCAGTTGGCAAGCATGTTGCCGTTGAGCGTGTCGAAGGTGGCGGCGAACCTCGCTTTGAGTTCCGGGTTGCCAGCCAAGACGGCTTTCACTTCTTTCGCATCGGCAAGGAAGTCTTCGGTGTATTCCAGATCCCAGCGGACCGGCACAAGCTCGCCTTGGACGACGTGGTGAGGTTGATCGTTGACGAGGACAATCGACCCGTTCCGGTGTTGTGCGCTCGCCTCGATGGTTTCCGGCTCGGAATACAAGCCAAGCTCGGATTCTTCAAACAGGTCCGACGGCAGGCTCTTGATGAGTTCGTTGAGGCGGGCTTGCACGTCCACACCGTCCGAAACCACCGCGTAGGAACCGGCGGAATACATCGATCCTTCGAGCGCGTGCCGCCCGATGACCGTCTCGGGGTGGCGGGCAAAGTATTCGTTCACCACCATCTGAGCGCGGAATGGGATGCCTTGGCTTCCGTAGCGGTGATTGTTGATTAGGTGCGTGAGCAAGTCCCATTTCACGCCGCTCTTGGACTTCTTGGCCCGCCATTCCTTCCATGGTTCGCGCAAATCCTCATCGACCGGCACCCAATCGGGGGAGATTTCCGAAAGAAATGCGTGATCCGACTTGTCGCCCTGCCTGGCGTAAACTGTATCTTCGCCGACCGATTCCGTGTTGGTCCATGATTCGGATTGCGCGTCGCGGCTTCCGTCCTTCTTGCGAAGGATCAGGATGTCGGTGGTTACTTCGGTTCCGGCGTTTTCCTTGAAAGCGTCGTTCGGTAGGCGGATGGCTTGCACCAACTCCACGCGGCCGGCGATCAATTCCCGCTGGATGATGTTGTTGTCCATCGTCGAATTCGACGTGATGGCAATCAGGATGCCGCCGGGCTTGAGCTTGTCGATGGACCGGGCGAAAAAGTAGTTGTGAAGGTTGAGCTTTCGCCCGAACTCCTTCAACGATTCCATCGGCCCGTCTTTGGCGAACGGGAAGTTGCCGATGATGAGATCCTGCGAGTTGTTCGGGATCTTGGATTTCTGGAATCCTTGCCCGTCAACCACCCGGCCAGCATCCGGCGCGTTGCCGTTGATCCGAGACTCGGGGTAGAGTTTGGAGAACACGCGGGCGGTGATCGAATCCAGCTCGACCGCCGACCACTTCGAGACGTTCGCCATGTCAACCGGTTGGCGACCGACGAAGTATCCGGCACCGACCGACGTTTCGAGGACGTTGCCGCCCTTGAATCCCATCGCGCGAACCATGTTCCACATCGAATCGATGATCGGCAGCGCGGTGAAGTGAGCGTTGCGGATGGACTTCGACATTGCCCGGAATTCTTCCGGCGAAAGCATCTCGTCGAGGGTGTCGAAAAGTTCGCCCCACTTGTCACGCCATGCGCGGAGTTCTTGGTAGGCCGATGAGTCGCGGATGTTGTCGCGGTAGTAAGGCGAGGCGTTTTCGAGACGTTCGTTGATCGATAGCCAATTCTTCTGATTGACCCGGTTGAACGCATTCTTGAACGATCCCCAGCCGGAGTAAGCGGAAAGAATCTTCTTCTCTTCCAGCGTGGCATCCCGGCCTTGCGCCTCGATCTCGCGAAGCAGGGTGATTGCCTTGAGGTTGGCGGCGATACGGGCTTTCTCGCCCTTGGGCATCGAAAAACCATCTTCGATGACGAAATTCGCCTCGGGTGATCCTAGCTCGGGTCGTGTTGCATTACGAACTCCCGCTCCAGCCACGGAACTCCCGCTTCCGCTATTTCCTTCAGGCGCGCCGTCGTTATCTCCTGCTCCGACAACATCTCCGTCACCTCCTGGAACAGATCCGCCCGGTAACTCGCCTCGTCCGCTGCCATCTGGCTGTCCGGGCTGAATTCCTCCGGTGGCAACGTCCCCTCCTGCGCTTGGATCCAAAGCTGGGTCAGTGCCTTCGCCGGGGCGTGAAGTAGGTTCTTCCGTCCCAACATCAGTAGCACTTCCGCTGTTTCCGTCTCGCTGAGTTTGCTCATCAGGTTGTTCCTTGGTTGAAATCTGCGCCTGTTCGGCCTTGCTGTCAAGATCGCGGTAGATGGTCGCCCACTTGGGTTCCGCCTTGCCCTTGGCACCGGCGGCTTTGAGCGCGAACCAGAACGCTTGCACGAACGGCACGGCCTTGCGGTCGGGTGCGAGGTTGTCCATTTCCGCGGCGAGTGCCTCGGGGGTGTTGACTCCGGCCTGCACCATCGCACTCGCGGCTTCCATGAGCGGCATGAAGCGTTCGGCGGGAATCTCTTGGGTGAATCCCTTCGGCAGTTGTGCGGCGCGGAGCGCGTTGCGGTTGGACGGCAAAGGCCCGGCGAACAGTCCATCGAGCACGGCGCGGGCTTTCGCGCGGGCGGCTTCAAGCGCGGGATCGACCGTCGCGGCGGGGGAGGACTCCGCCGCTTCGATCTGCTTGCGAAACTCCGGCGATGCCAAAATGAACGCGCCTGCACCTGGGCCATTGGTCACGGTTGGGTCGCGCCAATAGGTAGCCGCTCCTTCGCCTCGAACTTGCAACACCCTGCCGTCGTCTAGGGTGACTTCGCGGGTGCTTGGTTCCGCCGCTGCGGGGGCTTTTTCGGCTGGTGTCGCCGGGCCAGGTTCAAAGACTCCCTTCGATCTCAGAACATCGACGAGGAACGCGACGGATGCCTCGTTGCCCGCGAGTAAATGCACCCGCCCGGTCATTCCCTCAAAGTTCTTGTCGTCCATGCGAAGCCAAGCGACATCCCCGTGCGGGGTCTTGGTTTCAAAGTCTCCGAATCCGATATGTTCATGCTGAACGCGCTTCTCATCGCTGTTGAGTTGCTGCATCGCGCGAGTGTCGGCGTAGAACTTGCCGTCATCGGCTTGGATCATGCCGTTCACCTTGTCGGCGACTGCTGGAGTCGCGACCGGCTCGGGTTGCGCGGCCTTTGCCTTCTTCGGCTTCGCGGGCTTCGCTTCCGCGGCGGGCGCGGCGGGCTTGCCCATGAACGCATCGAACGCATTCTTCAGTTCGGCGGCGACATTCTTGAGGGCATCATTGTTGGTCGGGTCTTCGACGACGACATCCTTGCTGGCGATCGCGTCGAGCAACTGCTTGGTTAAGGCGACCATTTCAACCCGCAGCTTTTCCGGCCAACGGGAGATTTCCGCATCGTGGTTTTTGGAATCGAACTTCTGCCGCAGGCCAGAGAGTTCCCACCCCATGCCCTTCGATTTCAGGGCCTTGAGAATGTTCTTTTTCTCCAGCGCGAACTGCTCTTTGACGACCTTTTCGCCGTCCTTGGCGAGCTTTCGGTAGTCGTTGATCGTGAATTTTGCGTCTTTGTTGAATCCGCTCATCACCGACCGATAGCCGGAAGTAGTCACCGGGAAGAAGCCAGGGTCCACCGCATTGATCTCGCCTTCCTTCCACTCGAACCGCACACCGTCAACAGTGTGGATTCCCAGCGGCAGCGGAGCGTCGTCGGCGAAGGTTTCGCCGGACCAGTCGCGGGGCGGTCCGACTGGGGCGGTGTTGGTGATCTTGTCGTATTCCTCAGAACCGTCAAAGAACTCTTGATCGAGAATCTCCCACTCTGCGTCAGTGACTTTCCGCCCAAGCATTTCGTCAGCCTCTTGCCTGAATGGCATGTCTTTTCTCCACCCCTCCACCGCCATGTTAAAAAACTCATCTTGGAGTTCTTTGAACGTCATCGCGGCGGGTTCCGCATTGTCCTGTGGCGGTTCTGCAACTTCCGCAGTATCCTGTGGAGTCGATTGCTGCTGTGGCGAAAGAAGTTCAACCAACCGTGTAGCGGCCTCGACGCGCTTGGAATCCGTGCTCATGGATTCCGTCATTTTCCCCAGCCGTGCAACCTGGCTCTTCATCCGGGAGAGTTCCGCGCCTTTCTGAGCGTCATCCAAGCCGGACATTTTGCCGTAAGCTATCGCTACAAGTCTCTTGATTTCGGCAGATGCAGACTTCCATTCTTCCGCCCATGACTTCTCTGCGGCGTCCTGTCCTCCGCGAGCTTCAATGTCCTGATGGTGGAATACTTCTTCATCGATTACGATGTCTATAACGGCTTTCCACGCGGACTTGAACTTGTTTTTCAACCTTGTGAGGAATCCTGGTGCCACCCGGAGTTCCTTGCCGTCCATTGACACTTGAATTTGCGGACCTCTAAATTGGTCGCCCATGACAACCTTGAGTCCTTGAGGTAACCGTGGTTCGATTTCTTTTCTATCCTCCTCGAAATCCTGTTCATTTTTCTCAGCAATATCGCTTAGATTAGGTGAATCTTCGGGTAGAATGCTTGGGTCTTCGGTGGATGCTTCCGGCGGCGTCAAATCCTCAAACCCCGTGATCGTCGCGCCGGTCGCGTCCAGCATCTGATCGAGGAAGATCGCGCGGGTTGGTGTGCCGGATGCGTCCGGCGTGTCGAGCTTCACTTGGAGAAGCGGGCCGCGCCACGTTTCTTCGGCATACGAAACCTCGCCCTCCAGCCGCTCGCCGTTACGGACAAACGCTACTCTTTTGCCGACCCATGCAGATGAAACAGGTGTTTCGAGTCCGCCCGGCTGAGTCCCGCTTGGGCTTGCAGGCTGGCTATTGCTTGCCGCTTCGGCAGCTTTAGGAGTTCCAGCGTTCGGACCGCTCCGATTTGGCTTTTCTGGACGATTTCCAGCATTTGTTGGCCCTTGGTTTGGAGTTCCGGTGAGTTCTGGGATGTCATATTGTGCGAGAAGTTCTTCGACGCGGGCGATGTTTTCAACGAGTTCTTTCGAGAATGCGGATGGATTGGCGCGGAATGTTGCGACGAATTTCTTGAGCTTGGCAATCGCGGCAGTGATGACTTCACGGATGGCGGGCGAACTGAACGCGGCCTTGGTCGCCTCGGTCGGGTTGCCGGTCATCGCGTCTTGGAGGATCATGCGATTGATCTCGGCGACTTGGACGTAGGCTTCTCTCGCCTGAATGTCTTCGCCGTAAACCGTGAGCGCATCCTTGTAGATGCCGACCCGCTTGAACTCCGCAATCAGCGATTGGCAGTAATTGTTGAGCCATACGCCGTAATCCGGTCCCGCCTGCTTGTCCTTCGCGTAAATCTCCGCGAACGTCTGGACTTGCGAAAGGTGGTGAAGTTCCTCGAACAGCACCCGGTCGATGTAGGTTTTTGCGTCGGAGTCGGAGAGTCCAGCAATGGCAATTTCCTCGATCAATAGACGGGGATTGATCTTGATGTGGTCGGTATGCGTTCCCGCCTTGAACTTGTTTTTCGGATCGATGACGAGCACCGCTTTAACGGCGGGATTCTTCATGTATCCGCCCAAAGTCTTACCCACCAGACTCGTCACCCGCTTGATGGTTTCCGCCGGAACATCCTCGATCTTTGCCGTTGGAAACTTCGCTTCGAGGTGGTCGATCACCTCTTGCAGCGGCGTCTTGTCGGTGACATTCATCCCCGTGTCCTTGGCGACTTCGCGGATGTTGTCATTCAGGGCTTTGACGTGTCCCGCTTTGTGCTCGGCGAGGATTTGCTGTGCTTTGGCAGCGGTGGCGATTTCCTTGGCGACTGGCGCGAGCTCTTCCGCCGGTGCCCCTGTTTCTGAGGGAGCAATACCCCCGACACCCGCCGGGGAACCTGTCGCCGGATCTCCCGGCGCACCATTTGAAGCACCAGCGGAAGGGGGGGCGGCGACAGCCACGGCGGGCGTCCCGGCGATCTGACCAACTGCGGCGGCTTCGCGGAGCGCGTCGTTGGCATCCTTCGCCTGCACGCGCATCATGGTCCCGTCGCGCATCGGCACGTCGAAGGTGTTCGGCAACACCGGAGCGGATGAACCAGCCGGAACCCCCGCGCCCGCTTGTCCCGAAGCGGCCGGTGCTGCCAAAGTTGCTTGCCGTGCCGCTTCGGCGCGGACGTTCGCCTTCTCGATAGCCTCGGTCGCCTTCATCGTGATCCGGGCGCGAGCGCGGGGCGATGCTGCCGCAACCATATCGAGGGCCGTGTCGGTCAGAATGATCGAACCGTCCGCGCCTTTGGTAATCATCGGCGATGCGGCGGTCGCGCCTTTCGCTGGCTTGATCGGTGAGTAGGTGGTCGGCGTGACGTCCTTGCCGTTGGCATCCTTCTTCGGCTTGCCATCTTTCGACTCATATCCGACTGCCGCGAGTTCCTCGGGACTGAGGGATGTCAAATCCTTCCCGGCGGCGATCTGGAGCGCGGCGCGGGTAAGGTGTGCGCTGGAAGATGGAGCTTCCGCACTGGCCGCGTCGAGCTTCGTCTGGATAGCCTTGATCGCCGGGGCTTTCGCTCCGCTGGCAATGGCATTGTCGAGTTCCGCCTGGATGCCAGCGAGATTGTCCGCCCGGCCTTGAGCTTCCTGTTCGCTGAGTGCTTTCAGCTCGCGCTCGACCATCACCGCATCCGCTATCTCGGCGGGTCCGTCGGTCGGGCGGGCGATGAATGCCGCTGCGTGCATCTCGTCCGGTGTGGCGGGCGTCGCTTGGGGATCGATCGCGGCGAGCCCGGTGTTGACCGCTTCGAGGGCTTCCCCGGCGCGAGCGTTGTCCTTTTTGTAATCGCCGCCGCTAAGAACCTTTTCGCCTGCTTTGTAAACCCCTTTGACGCTGGCCGCGCCGCCGCCCATCAAGAGCATCAGTGCGAGAGTCTGCGGTGTAACCTCCTTAAACGCTTCGGCTATGCCTCCAGCGGACCAGTCGGCTTTGATCCCGCTTGCATCTTCGCCGCGGGCAATCATGTCGCCTTTCTGCTGGTCGGCGGACTGCTCCACCTGAGTCGCCGCTTCCGTGGTGATTTCCACCGGAAGGTCAGCAAGTCCCGCCGTGAGCTTGCCCAACTTGGTGTTGAGAAACTTGGATCCGACTTGCTTTGTTGCCGCTCCGATGGCTTCGCGTTCAGCGGTGCTGCCAACCACCTTGCCCGTCTGAATTGCGGCAATGCGCTTGACCGTCAATCCCGGCACGGCTTTAGCGGCCTCGGCAGCGATCTTCTTCGCGGTGGATCCAAGGATGATCTTGCCCGCGCCCATCATAAAAGCGTTTCCGACGGCTTCCGGTCCGGCTTCCCATAGTGCTGTGTTCTTCGCGACTGGAAGCAATGCTTCGTAGAGTGCCTTGCGCTCGTTCTCCGGCATCGGAACGCCATTGACGGCTTCATATTCCTGCAATCCGGTGTTGAATGTCTCATTGAGGAATGCCGCGCCCGCCATGCGGTAAGCGGCGGTTCCTGATGCGGCCATACCTGCCGTCACGCCACCAATGGTTCCGCCGATGGATGCTCCAATGCCCGCGCCTGGAACAGCACCGACGCCTGCCCCAAGAGCACCAATTCCGCCGCCAATCGCCCCACCCGCCGCCGCGCCTGCTTTTGTCCCGACAATCGAAGCGGGAATCGCCGCCGCCATCGAGCCAAGCGAGAAGCCAAGGCTTCCGCCTGCTTCGCGGAACGACTCGCCGACCGATGAGGATGTCCCGGCCTTTTGATTGGCCTCGGTCTTCGCCTGCATCTCCTTGTTGAACGCATCGGCCTCGGCGAACGCGGCCTTGGCACTGTCCGAGTATTGGTCCGGGCGTTCCATGCCCTCGACCAGTTGATAAAACGCGGCGGGCGCGGAAGTTCCGAGTCCCTTGACCGCATCCCAGATGCCGGAAACGGTATCGCCAAGGTCGAAGAAGTCCTTCGGCGGTGTTGCGTTGGCGGATTCCGCCTTCACGCCTTCGATCTGACCCGCTGCACCAGCGTTGATGTCCGCGATCCTCGCGCGGTTGGCGGCGATCTCCGCCCGCTCGGCGAGTAACGACTTGGATTCTGCCGCAGTGACTCCGCCTTGCAGCTTCGTGTTGATCTCCTGCATCCGTGCGGCCGCTTGCTGGTCGGCGGCTTGTCCTTGTGCCGCTGTGCTTTGCGCGGCCTGCACGGTGGCTTGCCGTTGTTCGGTTGGAGTCGGCGCGGGTTGCGCCTGGCGGTTCATCCACCACTCTTCTGGGTCCATCGCTTCGAGCTGCGAGGCGCGAACTTTGGCGTTCCATGCGCGTTGCGCCATGTCCGCCTTGCGGGCCTTGTAGTCGTCATCGGCGACGAGCTTCGATTTCAGTTCGACGTGGCGGGGGTCCGTCTCTTGGAGCATTGAACCCTCCGCTTCGATCGCCTCGCGGTCTTTCTGCTTGAGTTCCTGCGCGTGAAACGCCGGGTTTGCCAACTCCAAGGAATTCGTTTCCGCCTCTTGGCGGGACGTGCGAATCTCTCGATCCCACATCGACTTGCGGGCTTCGGGTCCGGCAATCGGGTCGTCGGTCCAATCGGCGGCGTCGTATTCGACGGGCCTTTGGCCTCGGGCCTTGTGGATCAGCTTGCCGTTGACCCCTTTGAAAATGTCGCCGGAACTGGCAGCACTCGCCGCCTGGCGCATCTGCTGTTGCTCGGCTTGGATTGCTCCCCGGTTCGCGTCCTGATAATCCTGGTTGTCAACGAAGCTCTTCCAAACCGGGGCTTGCGCCTGTTGCTGAAAACCTCCGCTCAGTTCGGACGGGGAGGCGTCAACCGCTTCCTGACTTTGACCAGTCGGAACAGCATCTTGAGGCTTCTGGCGGAAAAAAGAGGATTCATCGGACATGGCAAAGTTTCAGGTGAGAGTTGCGGAAGGATCCGCCGGTCGTTTGCCGCGCTGGTCGCGGCCCGTTGAAAAGGGGGTGGTCCGCCGGGCAATCCGGCGGACCTGTGGGGTTTATCGGATGCGAAGCCAAGTGGCGACGCCTGCGACGATGCTGACGCACTGGAATTGGTAGGTAACTCCGGCGGCGGCGGCGGTAAGCGCGGTGCCGGAGATCACGCCGCTTGCAAGGCCAGACACCGTTAATGCGGTGATGATCTGCGAGCTTTGCAGCGTCTTGACCTGCCCAACAACGGAGTTTTCGCCCGATGGTAGCGTCCATGTGAGGGCTGCAATCGTGCCGGCGGGCGTGACATAGTTCGTTTCGTTGACCTTTGCCAGTGAGTTGATCGTTGCCCCGGTCAACGGAGTGGTGAGCGTGACGGCATCAACGGTTTCAATTTTGCGGGTCACTCCATCAGGATCGATGAAACCGAGCCCTTGGTGAACATAGGTGAGGCGGAGTGCCCCGGCGGGTGGCGTGGAATTGCCGCTAAATACGTCTGTTGGATTCATGGTCGTGTTATGTGGTTGGTGTTGTGGAGAGGGTTATCGGCGAACTAACTGCGGGCGGCGAATCGTCGGAGGAGGTGCGCCTGCATTGCCGGTCCGGAGTTCTTCTGGCGTGGCAGGGCGACTGGCGACGACGCGGGAGGTGCCAGGCTTCATCGTGTCGTTCCGTCCGGCGGGACGAACGTCAACCTTAGTGTCCTCCTTGGTCAACTGTGCTCCGGTCGTCGGGTTGACTCCATACGCGGCGGCGCGGTGCTCTTCGGTGCCGGGGGTGAATCTCCGGTTCACGTCGTCCATCGTCGGCTTCTTGGCTTGCGCCTCTTGATACGCCATGCCTTGCCTTTCGGCGGCTTCCCGGCTGCGGCCGGCTGCGAGTTGGATCGCATTGTGGTCCGGTCCCTTCGGCTGTATTTGGCTCGCCGGGCCGCGTGGTCCGGCGATCGGCGGGGCTGTGCGGCCGCTCGCGTTGGCGTTGACTCCCATGCTTTCGAGCGTAGCTCCGGCGGCATCGCGGCTTTGCGGGGTGTTGGAGCGGGATTGGTAGTCGGCGACCCGTTGTTCCATCGTTTGAGAGGAACCCGTCATCACGGGCTTCGTCGGATCTCCTTTCACCGGAGTCTTGTCCATCGTCTGCTTGATGTCACCCGCGCTGTTGCCGGGAATGATCTTCGCCTTGCCGTAGCTATCATCCATCGTCCCATACTTCGCTTCGCGCTCGTTGGTCTTGTTGCCTGCGGCGTCGCGCTTCCAGCCAGTTCCGATCAGCACCATGCCGGGAGGGGCTTCGCCTATTTTGGCATCCGCTGCGGCCTTTGGCCCTGCGACGGGCGTATTTTTTGGATCTGGAGAATTTTGAGCCATCGGATTACGAGCATCAGGATTCTTTGCCTTTGCATCCATGATCCGTTGCTCATCCTCCTGCTTTGCGCTTGGGAGTCCTTGAGAAGTTTTCGCAGCGGCATCCATCTCCTGCTGGTTTTGCTCTGGGGTATTGTTCGCTCGGGCTGCGATCGCGGCCGCTCCAGCTTCGCTCGCAAACTTACGGCTTTCCTCTGCTTTTAGATCAGCGGCGGTTGACGCTGCCGCTTGCTGCTGCGGGCTTGCGGCGGGGGCTGCTGGGGTTACAGGACCGCCCATTACCGAAGAAACGCCTTGTGCTCGCGCGTCGGATTCGGTCTTGAGCCGCACATCTTTTGCTGCAACAGCATCATTTAGGCTCTTGTCTGCTTTTGCTGCTTCCACGTCAGAAATAAAAGGAGCCTTGACGGCGTTCACGGTTTTAAGGAAAGCCGAACCAATACTGTCCGCAATCGCATTCACCCCGCGCCCCACTGGGGTTGTTTTGTCGGCGGGCTTTGCCGGGGGTTGTGATGCGGGTCCGGGAATCGGTGGTGGCGTGGCTTGTCCTTGCTGCGGAGTCGCGTCCGAGGATGGCGGCTTCGAGCCGGTAATGGGATCCGCCGTCGGTGGCGTGTTGTTCTCAGGGAAAGAACCATCGCCGACACTCTTCACGTCTCCTGCCGGGACCACTGGCGCTTTCGTCAGGTCGTTAAAATCTGTATTCACCGCCGGAACCGTCGGTTCACCAGCGGCCCGGCGCTCGTTCACGTCTCGCTGATTCACGCTGCGTGGCGCGGGAGCTTCCGCCGGACCGGCAATCGGCGGGGGCGTCGCCGAAACCTTGCCTGCATTTTGCTGGGTGCTATTCTGCTCCGGTTCCTCCCCTCGCGGCGTGACGGGTGCCGCCTGCATTGGCGGTTTCGCCGGTGCCGGGGTTGTCTTGCCGGTCCGCGAGTTCCTGAACCGGGCTTGCATCTGGTCGTAGGTTTCGCCGGGCCTAGCCTCGTTCAACGTGGCGTTGGTGACTTTCCGTTCGCCGCGCTCGCTCGGTGCAAGGTCGGTCTTCTGGCTACGGGAAGCATATTTCTCTTTGAGCGCGTCGGGTGCTTTCACCCACAAACGCTCGAAATCCTGTGTCGCTTGTTCGAGCGTCTTGTTCTTCATCGGCCCCTGCGCGTATTTGCCGCCCCGGCGGACGCGGGCACCGCCTTGGGCGAGGTAGCTGGAGAGAGCAGCGGCTTTACCGCGGGCTTCGGGGACGAATGACGACGGTGTAGATGCCGATGTGTCGCTGGGAGAAGGACGCTTCTTGGTAGCCATGAAGTTTTCCTAAAGAAATCCTGACGATTTGCAAGATTGAACTTATCATTTTGCTTCCCATGCGTCTGCCAGTCGAAAAGCCAGCTTCTCGGGGATGGCCGATACGATCGAGTCCGCGAGGCTGGAAGCGGTCTTCGGCAAGTGGTTGATGACCCACTCCACCACTACATCGTGTGGGATTTTCGGGTTAATCACTTCCAACTGGAGGAAGAACGCATTCAACCACCGGTGCCGTAGGTCGAGTAATGTCGCCTCCGTCTTGCCCGCGTTGAGCGGGTTAATGATGATGTCGATCTTGGGCTTGTGCTTTAATCCGATCACCGGACCCTCGAAAGGCGGAGTGAAGTGGTCAGTCGGATCGCCAAGATTGGAGTGTCGGTTCCAGCGTGTTTCAGGCGGGGAGACGAGGAAATAACCCATGCCGAAGGCTATCCGATTGCGGCGTGCCGGTCAAGAATAGGTTCCGCTTGGCGTCGCACCCATCTGCCGGGCCTCGTAGAGCCTTTGGAGGTCGCGGGGAATCTGCCGTTCGACCAATCGCTCATGGAATGGCGTTGCTGAGTCGATGGTGAACACGCCGATCGCCAGCGAGATCACGTCGTCGTCATGACCGAACAGGGCTTCTTGCCTGCCATTGGGCAACGTCCCAAAATTCCGCATCTGCTTCAAGATCCACGGGCACCGAACTTCGTAGCCTCCGCCGACAACCTGGTCGAGCAACTCGCGCAAGGTCACTTCGAGCTTGGCGACGATGCGGGGCTTGGTCTGCTTCGTGGTCATCCAGCCAAGACACTGCGCTTCACGTTGCTCCACCTTGTCGAAGATCATGCGCTTGTAGGTCGGGATGTTCTTCCTTCGCATCGCCTCGACGAGTCCCTTGTCGTGGTTGTATTCGGGCACAAGGAACGCCTTGTAGTAGGTGCAGAGAAGCCACACCTGATCCTCAAGCACATCCTGGGCCCACCAGCAACAGATCGAGCCGGGCTTGTTCGCAGGCACCATCATGTTGCGAGCGACCAATGCCGGCGGCACCCATTCCCCTGTCTCCGCCGAAATGTAGCCAGCCCGGTGAACAAGGATGGAATGCGAGTCGGGGTCTTCGCCGCCGGTTTGATCCGCTCCGCTCGCCGAATCGACGCTGACGAGGTAGCGTTGCCCGACCTTGGGCTGTTCCCATCGCACCGACATCGCCGCATCCTCGCCGGTCGGTGTCCACGTCACGCGAGGTTCCTCCTCGGTGCCTTGGTTGACGAACCGGCCGAACTCGCGACGGCTGGAGTTGATCGCTGAAATATTGTCTTGGAGGTCGAGGCTCGACGTGGTGAACACGCACCGGCTGATTCGCGGCTCGCACTCCATTTCCTGCGCGTAAATGTCCGGGTGCATGTTCTTCCGCATGTCTTCCAGCTCATCGTCGGGGATAATCCCGGACTCTGAGGCTTTCAGGAGCATGGCGAACCAGTCGTCATCGAGCACCGCGGATTGATACCGCTGATATTGCCCTTCCATGCCGCTGATGGTGCCCACCCAGACCGCCCAGCCGCAGTAGTCGGAGAGGCACGGGCGGATGACTTCCGGCCATGCTTGCGGATCGATGTCCTCGGGCTCGTCGATGATTACCCCGTCAAAGTAGAGCCCGCGCATCCGCTCGTAGTTCTCGCCGGAGTAAAGCCGGATCGTGGTTCCGTCCGGCAATGTGATTTTCAGTTCCGCCTCGTTGATGCCGATGCCGGGGATGGAATGCACGAAGCGTTTTAGGTATCCCCACGCGATGTCCTTGGCCTGAATCTGGGTCGGCGCGATGTAGCCATACCGGCGCGGCGGACCCGGCCGCTTGTCCTCCAGGGCGCATTTCACCAGCTTCATGAGCGCGTGGAAGGTCTTGCCCGCCCGGCGATGAACGACGAGGCACGCCCATCGTTTCGTCGTCGTGACGAACTCGCGAAACGCGGCCCGAGGCCGGAGTCTCAGCCTGACGACGTTCGCACTCATGTTGCGTCGCCACCGATTTCGACGATGACCTCGCCGGTGATGTGTGCGTTCACGTCCACCTTCGCGCCGTAGCGTTTTGGATCCCAGCACGCGAGAAGTTTCAGCCGGGTATCCACTCGGAGTTTGGCCCGTTGGATCACGTCGCCATCGACCACCGCCGCGCCCTTCTCGGTGAACCGCATGTCCCGCGCATTGTCGTCGGAGATGTGCAGGCAATCCACGGCCAGCGACTCGAAGCCATCGAGCCTCGCGCGTGCGACCTTTGCGGAAAAGTCTGGGTGATTGTCCTGCCAGTCGTAAACCGTGCGGTATGCTGGCATCCGATCATCGCGGCAGATTTGCGCGAGAGGCTCACCATTGCTGAGTCGCTCACAAATCTCATCGGCGACTTCAATCGAGTATGCCGAGGGTCTTCCACGTTTTACCGGAGCGGCTTCCGCCTGCCCCTTCTTCTTCGTTGCCATGCCGATGAACTACCACCGGCGGCGCGTCTTGTAAAGCTCGCCGTATTGTCGCGAATTCCAAAGCACCGCGTCCAAGGGTAACGAAACCTAAAAGGCGCGTGTCAAGCCTCGACGCATTTCCCGCACCTGAACCGGCGAGATTGTCGCAAACCATCGCCTGACTTGATGAAAAGCGACTTTTTTGCATTTCGTGTATGATTTATGTTTACGCGAATCAAAAACGGTGGTATCTCTTACTCGTAATGAAAACGAAGCCACTCCCAACCAAGTCCACCAAGAAGCGATTCCAAGTGATCGTCAACGGCAAATCCACCGGCACCGTCACTCTTCGCGACGCTCGCGAGATTGCCGCTGTCCTCTCGCCAAGTGCGAAGATCACCGACCAATTCGGAAACACCTATCCCAAATCCTGATCCAATGAAAATTCAACAGCATCCCACCACCACCGCAGACGTTTTCTTCGACGCGCTCGACATCCTGAGCCTGCTGCCATTGCTGATGGCTTTCGGCTTGTTTGTCGCTGCCGTGATCGTCCTCACCGCCGCAATCCTCTAACCCCACGAACCAATGAACTCCCCACTCTTCAACCTCGTCATTTTAACCTCCGGCACCACGATGGTTTCCGCGAAAAAAATGGATGACATCATCAACCACCTTGGCGGAATGCCACGGAATCACGCTGTTCGGACGATCTACTCCCACACGGAACCGACGTTCGAGCAAGCGGAAGCGGTAGCCGATCTGCCGGACTTCCGCCACATCACGGCACACATCAACCTCGTTTAACTCTTAATCCCATGAAAACGACCTACGCCACCCTCGACGAAGTGAAAGCTGCCGCTGCCGCCGGAACCATCGTCCACTACGCCACTTCCGCCTACACCGTGAAGCAAAGCAAGTTTGACCCTGCGGAATTCAACGTGATCTGCGTCAACGGTCACTGCGCGTATCTCGGCAAAGACTACAAGCCAGAGGATTTCTACTCCATCAACTAACCACCAACCAAGAAAGACACGACCATGAAAGAACCAATGAAAACCACCTACGCCGACACGCTTGAAGCCGCTCACGCCTTGCAATCCTACTTCATGGAAAAAGGCACTCCCAATCATAGTGCCTACTCCAACAACTTCACCATCCTTGATGGTGGCAACAATTACCGAATGTCCATCACGTCATCGTCCAACATCCCGATGTTCGTGATGAATGACGCTATCACCCCGGCCGCGACGGTTTACGCCGCGCTGCTTCAAATCTGAAACTCCAACTCCAACCATAGAAAGACACGACCATGAAAAAGACACTGCCCACCACGATGTATTGCGACAACAACGCGAATTTTGCGAAAGTCGCCACCGATGTCCCTCCAGCGATTGCGGAGGAGCTCGCCAAATATCCCTACGAACCGACTGAAAGCGGGGCTTACTTCATCGCGAGCCGCTTCCGCGTTTCGTTCTCCGCCTGCGACGGTGACTATTCCAAAAGCGTGAAGACTCCCGCCGCTGCCGCTGCCAAGATCCGCGAATACATCGGCGAAGCTGATGCGGATTTCGGCTTCGTCTCGGATGACGGTGTTTGCCGTTGCACGGGAGTCGAAGCCTTCCACGCCGAATCGAAATACGGCTATCGCGTCCCAATGACCTACCTGCTCAACACGTTTCCTTCCACTCCAATCCCAACCACCTGAACCAATGAACTCCATCATCACCAAGAAATTCCTCGCCCTCATCGACGCGAAAACGAAAACCATGATCCTCGACAACATCGCCAACCACTACGGAGCGACGAAGGAACAGATCATGGAAGAGATCACCGGCCCGGAAGCGGAAAGCCTTCTGGACTACACCACGGGCAAAGTCCGCTTCGCCACAAGCGTCCTGATGCAAACCTACGGACTTGCCTGAATCCCCAACCAATAGAAACCAAAACCAATGAAACCATCAGTCCAAAAACTCGCCGATCAGATCGCCGCTGACCCATCCGCCTCCTTTTTCTTGAAGGAAGCGGTCAAGAAGTCCCTGCAACGTGATCCACTCGACGCGCTGCGCGATGCGGAAACGCTCGTTGCCTTGCTCGCCGACAACGCGGGAGTTGTAGCCACGGCACATCCCATCCTGTTCAATCGCATCACCACGCTAGGATCAGCGAAAGAGTTTCTCGCCTACCTCTACAACCGCGGCATGTCCTACCACTGCGAAGACGATGCCGCCGACTGCATCGGGCACCTACTGACCACCGAAGAATGCTATGCCTGCTGCGCCCGCATGGAAGAGTGCTACAAGCAGGATTTCGGTGACTCCTGCCCGTGCGGGTTTGTGCTGAGTCTTGATCCCGAATACAACTGCGATTGATCCCATGAGTGCCAAAAAGAAAACCACGAAGAAGAAAGCCGGACCAGGACGCGGCGGCAAGCGAGCTGGTGCCGGTCGCCCACCGGTCGCCGGATCCAGGTCGGCATTGCTCGCGCTCCGCGTGACTCTGGCTGGGAAAAAGCGAATCATCGCCGCCGCAAAGGCCCAAGGCATCACGGCCGGAGCACTGGTCGAGCGGTGGGCTGAGTTGTTGTGGGTGCCATGAACGCGAAAGCCCGGCCAATCAAGGCCGGGCTTTTTTGCGCGAAGTTCGTCGCACAATTCACTGTTCTGCCGAGGAATCCAATGCGGGCATGTCTCGCGAGCATCGCGCAGGGTTATACCGCTCCATGAGCCACACGACCATATCTGCGTGATCCGGCCA